CAGCTAGGACACCGATAGCGATAGCGGCCGCCATGAAAATACGGGGATGCTTTTGGATGAATCCGGCCAGCGTGGCGGCCATCCCCGCCAACGCGGACATGGCCGGTAGGAGGGCCGCCCCGATTTCCTCCTGTGCCTCCCCCATGGCCACTTTCATCCGCTCCATTTTCCCGGCGGCCGTGTCGGCAGCGGCGGCAGCGGACCCCCCGGTTTGCTTGGCCAAATCGGCCATGATGGCGTTCATATCCCCGGACGCCAACGTGGCTTCGTCTAGGGATGGCACTAGCTTTTTAAGTGACGTGGTGGTCCCGCCGTAGCCTTTAGCAATTGCCTTAGACACGGTTTCCACGTCTGTACCGGTGGCGGCCGCCACGTCCAACGCCACGGCCAAATCCTTTTGGGCTTTGGTTACGTCCCCGGAGCCCCGGGCCAGCGTGGCCATAGCGGGGCGGAGCTGGTCATCGGCCACGCCCGTGGCCTTAGCCATTTTGTCTATATACGCTTCGGTGGCGTCAATTTGGTCTTGGGTGGCCCCGGTTGAATTCTTCAAGTTTTGGGCCAGCAATGCGGCAGCTTGGGCGTCGTCGGCGGCCGCGTTGCCGGCGGATATCGCGGCGGCCCCGAGCGCGACGAGAGCGGCAGCGGCCGGGACGGCGGCCGCTTTAACGGCCCCCTTAACCGACTTGAATTGCGACGCGTACTTTTTAAGGTTGGACGTGGAGTCTTCGGTTTCGGTGACTACGCGGACAACCAACTCAGCGGTGCTTGCCACGTCGTTTCACCTCTTTAGCGTTTCGCTCCAACACGTCTAACACGGTGGCCAGAATTTCGTCCGATTCGTCCCGCCAATGGCGGGGGGCGGTATTCGTGGCCACGGCGATTTCCACGATTAACCGGGATCGGGTCCCGGATCGATAGGGCGGCCGGTTTCCTCATTTTCGTCGGCCCGGGTATCGGTTACCGATAACACCGAAGCTTCCCATTGCTCATAGGTCACCGTGTTATCCACTACCCCGGCCCGCCGGGAAGCGGACCACGAAATAAACGTGAGCCACTTAAATGGGGCTTCCTCGAATTTGGGCCACTTGTGCCTAATCCGGGTGGACTCCCATGCGAGTAGGTCCCGGTTATCGGTTTGGATTTCCAATGGTTCGGTTCCGTTGTCCCGGATTACCCGGACGTGCGGAGCCACCAACCGCACTTCACCCATTGGCTTATGCCCCTTCCACTTGTCCTAGTTGTTGCTCAACTTCCGCTTGGTACGCGGCCACGATTTCCGCCGTGGCCGCCTCCAATGCGGGGCGGAGATACGGGGAGGCGGGAACCGTGACGGTCCCGTATTCCTGATATGGCCCGTAGGGGATATCGGTCCCCACCAACACTTCATTGGTGGCCACGTCCACCCGAATGGACCGGGAGAGGGCCCCCGTGTCCACCGGGGCTAGCGAGCCGGCCCGGATCCGTACCGCTTGGCCCGCTTTCTGTCCCGCCGTTGGCATTTCTTTAATGTCGTCCGCGAATTGGTTTAGGGACCGGTCCAGCTCTTCGGCCCCCTCCACTTCCGCGCGGAAGTCATTTTGGCTCATGCCACGTCGGATTCCTCCGCCATGCCCAACGGGGTGCCGTAGCTGTAGGTGGGCTTGCCGACAATCGAAAACTCGAAATCGCTTGTCATGGTTTCCCCGGTGGTGTCCCCGCCAAAGTCCAGCGGGTCCAGCGTGAGGGTCCCGGCGGCCGAAGTGCCCGCGTCCGTGTTGGGGGTAAAGGTGAAATCCATTACTTCCCCCGCATGGTCTTGGGAGAGCGCGAAAAACCCCGCCGTTTCCGCCACGTCCGTATCCATGTTCCCGGACAGGGAATAGGCATAGGTGACGGCACCGGGGCGGACGGTTCCGCAAAGTTTCGTGGTGGAGTCCCCCTCATCTTTGTCAGCCGAAATCACCGCGTTATTGACTAGGCACGACACGTCAATGGGCGTACCGGTTTCTCCGATTGTCAGTGTTCCGGGTCCGAGCGGCCACACGGGCGGTTCGGGAGGGTTAACGGTCATGGTTTCCTCTCATTCGGTGGTGAGGCGGAGCCGTAAACCGGGCATGGTTTGGCGGTCCGCGAAAGCGATAGATACGGGCTCCGCGTAGTTGACCCGGCCAATTCGTTGGAGCGCGAAAGCCACCACGTCCCGGAGCTGGTCCCCCTCATCCACGGTTGTGGGCGCGTAGTCCCCGGGCAGGGTCACCAACACGTCGAATTGATCCCGGGCCAATGTGCATAGCGGCCCGTCATAGGTGGTTTGGATCCACCGTGGCCACGCGGCCCCAGCGGTGGCTTGGTCGGGGGCCGCCGGGTAACCGGTGAGCCCGTTAACCGCGTCCAACGCGGCCACGATGGCGGAACGGGTGCCACCGGGCCGGGTGGCGGGATCCCGGGCAGCGGCCGGGTTGGCCAAGCTCATGCCAGCACCACCCGGCGGTAGGCGCGCTCATGCTCTTCCACCAACGCGTCCAATGCGGGGATCCGGGCGGGCCCGAATTCGGCCGCGTCCAAACCGACCATGCCTAGGGCCAGATTCCGGGCCGCGATTTCCCGCTGCACCCGGCGGAGCAACCCTTGCGCCAACGCGTCCGGGTAGTCCGCCGGATCCCACACACACCGGGCCCATTGGTCCGTGGAACACCCGTCCAACATGCGGCCCAAATCCTCATCGGAGAGGGCCGTTGTCGGAACCCGAACGTAGGCGCGGACGGTGGGAAGGTCCAACGTTGTCGGGGCGGGCTCCGGGATCGGTAGACCCGGTGTGGTGGTCACGGTTTACACCGGGGCCGGCACGGTGAACTTAGTAAACGCGGCCGGGAGGACATTGACGAAAGCCCCATATCCGGCATACCCCACAAGCTGACCCAACACGTCCGGTTCGCCAACTTGCATGAGCCCGTCCAAATCCTCATACCATTCCGCGTAGCGGGACGGGCCTTGAATCATGGTGGACGCGGGGAAGTTCTTGTCCACCACTAGGCGCATACCCACGGGGGCGGATCCGCCGCCGGGGTTGATTCCCGGGAATAGCGGGGACTCAGCGGTGGTGAGTCCACCCATGCGACCCCAAATGTCGGGGGAAACCCACACGGTGTCCGGGGCATTGCTCCCGGTGCCCATGGCGTTGGCGGCCGCCGTGAATACCGCCTCAAAGATTCCCGCCGCGTCCCACGTGGCAATCGGGGCGGTGTTGGTGACCCCCGCCGCGAAATCCTCGCACGCTTCGTTATCGGTGGCGTTGGCATAGACCGCCGCGAAATCCTCGAAAACGATTTGGAGGATTCCGGGGGAAGTCCACTTCACGTCTTGCCGCGAAATGTTGAGGTGGCCCGCGAACGTGTCCGCCGCTACCGGAATCTTGCCGATGGCCATTTTCTGGGACGCGGTTAGCGTCTTTTCTGCCGTTTGCTTGTCCACGGCCACGTGTTGGGTAATCACGGGCCGGTCAAAAGTCCCGGCCGGGAGCGGCCGCCGGACAATTGAATTGATAAACGGCCGGGCCGAATCAATGTCGTTCAGCAGTGCCCCCACCACGGGCCGGGGCACAATTCCCGGGTTATCGGCCAAGAGCTGGTGAGCGGTGGCGCGGTCGATTTTCTCCCGCGCGGCCGGGTCCCGGAGCATCCACGCCCGGTGAAGTGTCACCGCGTATTCACCCACGGTGGGGAATTCCCGGGCAATGTCGTATTCCGGTTCGGAGGCGGGGGCGGTGCGGGTTACGGCGGCCGCCGGCAGGGTTCGCCGAAGCTCGGCCACCTTTCCGTTACGGGACTCCAATTCGGTGTAGTGCTCAATAGCGGTTTGGAGTTCGGTGAGGCGGGAGCGGTCTCGGTCCACTTGGGTTTGCTCGGTTTCGTTTACGTCCCGGTTTTCGTCGGCGGCCCGGTTAATCAGGTCATCGATACCGGTCCGGATTTCGTCGTATTGGGCGTTTAGTCTGTCCAGATACGCACCCATGGTTTACCCCTTGGGGTTGGTCGGATAGGTCACGACCGGGTGGCGGTTCACACACATTCCGGGGTGGCCGCTCATGGGCGGGGTGGCCGGTAATGGGGACCGGGTGGCGGTTCTGTCTTCGGACGTTAAGCCCGGGGCCCTAGGCGGTCAATAGTGGTTGGTGGGAAACCCGTCCCCCCCCGGCGGTTTCACATGGCGGCCGGCGGGTTGCCGACGACGGGCCCACCGATACCCGACCACCACCCCGAGCACAAATGACCCGGTGCCACTACCTAGTAGAGCAATGACCAAATCCAGCCATGGCCGCCCCGTGGTGGTCACCGCTCACCACGGGATGGCTTCACCGAACGGGCGGTGGTCGGAGCTGGCGTCATCCTTTAGGAGTTTGGCTTTCGACGGTTTGCACGTGGCCATCGTGAAATCGATTAGGCGGTTTCCGTGGGTGCCCTTGTCGTTGGGGGGTTCCCGGTCCCCAGCCCACGTATTGAACATGGACGGAAAGTAATCGTTTACCCGTTGCATCCAATCGGAGGAATGTACGTCCACGTTCCAATCCCCGGTGAGCATTCCTAAATCGGGGTGGTCCCGCTTCCGGATTTGGTTCCAATAGTCACCCCACCCATTGACGGCCGATTTCCACGCGGCCGCTTGGGCGTTGTCGTAAAAGTGGTTTCCGTTTTGTACGTGGCTAGGCAGGTGGCATGCGGAGAGGAAGACGGTCCCCCCGTTTTTGTGTTCCAACAACGCGGTGGCACACCACGTTTCATGTTTCCGCCCCTGCCCATCGGTCCACACTTTATTGGTGAGCTTGTGGGGCTCTTTCCATACGGGCGAGAAATCCGCTTTACGCCACATGAGCCCCACATCCGATTGGGACGGAACCCACGCGGCCCAATTGTCCGGGTCCGCATCCTTTAGGACTTTCGTCCGGGAATCGGAGCCCACCTCCGTGAGTGTCAACACGGTGGCGTTGGGGTCCTCCGCCTCCACCGCGCGTTCCACTTGGTTGGCCAACGATTGGGCCGATTCCGAATAGAGCGATGAGGAATGAGCGTGGCGAATGGTGGTCACGGCCGGGCCGGCAGTCCGTCCAGCCACGAGCGGATCGAATCCAACCCGGGGGTGGGTGATGGCTCCTCCACGGTGATGTGTTCCCGGGCCACCAACACCCCGGCCCCCGCGTATTGGGGTTGGGCGGTGGCGGCCACATGGGAGAGCCCGCACAACTCCCGCCATGTCACCCGGTTGTCTGGCGGGCCATCGGTGCGGGACCGGTACACCCGGGCGGACACGCTCCATCCGGTGAGTTCGCCCGCCCGGGCCGCTTCCGCTTGGGGGTGGGTCCGGTCAATGCGGAACGTGGCCCGGAGCCCGGCCGGCTCTTCCCCAAGCCCCACGCACCTGCCTAGGAACCGGTCCCCATCGTCCCCGTGGTGGCCCAACATGAGGTTGACCCACCGCCCACCTTTGGCCACGTCCCGGCCGAAACACCCGGGCGCGAACCCTTCCCGGTAGTAGCTGGTTCCGTCATCGGTGACCCGGTGCGGGATCCCGTAGGGGACCGCTATCCCCTCCACGGTCCACCCGTCCCCGATGGGTTCCAATGCGGGGGCTTCCCGGTTAATCAGTAGTTCACTCATTGGCGGGCACCGCCTCACCGGTAGGGGCTTCGGTTACTTGGTCGGGGGTCAGCTCCGGTACGTCTTCGGGCGTGGAGTTGTCCTCATTGGTGGTTTCGACGGGGGGCCGCCCGATGGCCGCGCGGGCTTCGTTGATCGTGAGCACCTTTGCGTTGGTGTAGGTGGTCAACACGTTGGCGGTGGTGGATTGGTCCGCACGCATCCGGCCCGCGTAGTCCCACACCACGGAGGTGCCGCGCGGGGTGAGCCATTTGGTGAACCCGGCGGATAGCGGTTCCCCGTACCGGTCCACCGAATCCCGCACAAATTCGATGTCCGCCATTTCCACGTTTTGGTAGGTCATGGACGGCCCGGACAACCCGAGCTTGTAGGAGGGGATTCCGAGCATCATGGCCACGGCGGCCGCGTTCCATTGCCGCGACTCGACTAGTTGCGCGGTTTCCGCGTTGGAGACAACGGGGGTCAGCACATACCCGGCGGGCAACACCACGGGTTCCCGGGTGTTGGTCATTTCCCGCCACTTGGCTTTCAGGTCATCCGCTTGGGGTTGGGTGAGCACCACCGGGGATTGGAGGACCGCCGGGGGCAACGCCCCGCCAGCGAAATAGTCCGCGCTATGTTGCTCGGCCGCTACCGCCCCGCCCAACCATGGGCCGTATTGGTTGAGGACCCCCCGGCCCAAGATTTCCCCGGACCGGTTCCCGGCGGAGCAATGGAACAGGTCACCGGGGGATAGCTCCACGCCCCCGACCACCCATTGCCACCATGACGGGTCAACCGGGTCTTGCATGATCCACACGGCATCGGCGGGGATCGGGACCAGATACCCGGGCCGTAACGTCCGGTAATCCAACTCCCCGTAGAGCGCGAAATGGTTGCCGTAGAGGATCAAATCCTCTATCGCGGCCCACCGATAGTTCCACGGGGTGGACTCCGGATCCGGGTCCGTGAGGACCGCCGGTTGGTCCGGTAGTCGCACCGACACGCCCACGTCCGGGTCATAGCGGGCCGCGTGCCAATTGGTCCCGGCCACCGCGTTGGCCAAGAGCGCGACACCCCGCCCGAACGGGGGTAGTCCCATGGCCTCGGTTTCGGTGGCCGGATAGGGGCTTGTGGGGTACGGGTCCCCGGTCAGGAAAGCCCATTGGTTGGCCGACGAAACCCGGGCGGTGGTCCACCCCGCCAACCGCTTGGGCCGGTTGGGGGTGGGTCGGGCCGTTCGCACAGGGGTGGCCACGGGCTACGCACCCCCCCCGCCGGTACTTGTGTCCACCCGGACCCTGTTAGAGCCCCTGTCGGCACGTATGGCAGCCTCACGGCGGTTTTTGGCCGCTTCCCGAACCCGCCACCGCGCGGACTGCCCGTGCTCCGGACATGTGACGTTGCCTCGCATTAGGGCACCTCGCTAGTACACAAAGAATTCCAACGTTTCGGCCGCCGGTTCGGCCGCCGCTTGCACCGCCCACGCGGTGGCCCGGAGCAAATCCGAGCGGACCCCCTTGTGGGCCGGGGTGAGCCCGCCGTTAGAGGTGGGGACCAACCGGACCGAACCGACTTGGGCGGCCATGGCGTCATCCCCGGAATGACACAACCGCCCCGAGCGGACCAAGCTCCGGAGCAGCGGAAGCCCCGCATAGGTGTGGGCGGTCCCGCACCGCTCCACCTCCGGCCCCAACACTTCGGCCAGCTCCGGTTCCGGGAGACTCCCGCCGGCCCGGATCCGGCCACCCCGCCGGCCCCGGGTGAACGCGGCCCACGCGTATGCCTCCGCCCGGGTGGTGAACACGTCCCCCCACACCAACACCCGGCCGTCCGGGAGGTTCACGGCAGCGGCCGCCGCTGCCCCCAACCCGTAGTAGTCCTCCACCGCCACCGCCACCGGGCCATCCGGTACGGGCGCGTACAAGTCCGCCGCGTGGGCCCATTGGTCCGGGTCCACCAAAAGTTCCGCCCGGGCCGAAGCCACGATGCGGCGAACCGGCCACACGTTGAGGAATTGGGACCGGAAAGACTCCACCGGGTCCGCTTCGTCCGGGTCCACGCTTTGGCCGCCCGTGGCCCGGGCGTACTTGGCTTCCATGAGCCGTTCCCGAGCCGGCCCCCAATGCGGGGACGCCAACCGCCACGCGGCCCGGTCCCCCACCTCCGCGTCACGCGGTGCGGACCACTCCAAGAGCAGGGAGGTTCCGCCCGGTTCGGCCCACCGATCCAACAACGCGGCCCGGCGAACCGGGACCAACCCGGTACAGGACCGGTGGGCGGTGGAGAACATGACCAATTGGCCGTTGGAGGTTTCCGCCAACGTGGGTTCCAAACCCTCTTCGACGACGGCCGCCCCCAGCTTCCATGCCTCATCGGCCAACGCCAGCGTGGACGCGTAGCCATAGACCGATTGGTGGGCCCGGACCACCCACCGGTTGAGCCCGTCCGGGGTCCAAATCTCCTGTTGCCCGTTGGCTTCCCGGGTGGTGTAGCCAATCTCCCGGGACGCGATCCGGGCCCGCCGCTGCACCTCCGCGCACACTTGAATGTCCTTGCCGGTGTGCATCACCAATTGGGGTTCGCCGAACCGTGCCGCTTGATGCAACCGCCACCACGCAAGGACCACCAACAGAACCGACTTCCCCACCTGTCGGGCCGTGGACACCAACACGTCCACCCACACCAACGCCCCCGCCGCGTCATGCTCCAACAGGCGGAACACCGCCAACGCTTGCCACCACCGGAGCGTGAGCCCCAACGTGGCCGCCAGCTCCACCACCTCCGGGCCGAAACTCCCCACCGCGTCCGGGTGGGGTCCGCTCATGAGGCGCGGCCACGTGGCATCCGCCGGCACGGAGCGCAGATCCACCAACCACGGGCAGTCATCCCACACCGAATGTGACGGGCCGGGGGTCCCCACGGACGGTTCTGCGTCGTCAGGGTCAGCAGCGTACGTTTCGGGGCCGTTTTGGGTAGGAAAGTACGCGGC